CTGTTGCTGGTGATTTATCAGCTGGAACTGGTGCAGGTGGTGCACAAGGTGGTACTGGTACATTTACGATAAGTGGTAATACTGGTGGGTTTTCTCTATGGGCAATTGCTGATTTTTTAACAGAAGGAGCGCAAATTTTTTATGTATATATACGTACCGGTTCAATTACTGGCTCAATTGTATTAACTTCAGCAGCTATTACTATAGGTGATACTTCTCGTGCCCCAGTTTACAATAGTGTGACACCTACCATGAATAACTTTAATGAAGGGTTAGCCATAACAGTGACAGTATCAACCACTGATGTCCCAAATGGTACTGTTTTATATTGGACAATTGCCGGTACTGGTATTTCATCTGCTGATTTATCACAAGGTGCGTCTGGTTCTTTTTCAATATATAACGATAATGCCAGTTTTACCCTAACGGCAGTTGCTGATTATTTTACAGAAGGAGTAGAAACTTTTATTGTATATATACGAACCGGATCAGTTACTGGTACAGTTGTAACACAGACAACGGCTATTACCATAGCTGATACGTCAACAACGACTAATGAAGTAGTGTCATACGCGCCCACCGCATTAAACACTGGTAATATTTCTTGGTCGATAAGCGGTGGCCGACCTGGTGATAGTTGCACGGTAAGTTATACTGGAGCGACTGTTCTTACTGTTGACTTTACGTTAAATTCGTCAGGAGCTTACATTGGTGCCGTGAGTGTACTGGCTGGTGTGACTGGGTATATGTATGCATCGGTGTATTTTAACAATAGTCAACATACTCGGACATCTTCTACTTATTGGTATAATGAAATTTTTTTAGTGCAAACTCAACCAGCTTCAGTTACCTACGGGACAGTTGTCGAATATATAATCAGCAAAGGCACACCAAATGAATCATATACGATACGTGACCCAGCAAATAATGTACTAGCATCTGGCAATTTAAATGCATATGGACAGATGTCAGTGGTGGGACGCGCGACAATTGGGTATGATAATGTGTATGGCGTCTACACATTAACTGCGCAATTTGGTTCTGGACAATATAGATCAGTAACTATTACCGTATTGCAACCGATAACCATCAGCGCAATAACTATTACCGGTCCGAATACTGTGCTGCCTAGTGTCACTTCTGCCACCACATTCAGCTATACAGTCACTGGTGGTATCGGGCAAACCTCTTCATTCTCCACCGGAGTCGGTGTTATAACAACCGCCATCACGACTTCCCCACAAACCGTCCTCCGCTATATCTCGGGTTTTTCGGCTAAGGCATATCCGATTACTGTTACATGTACTGGAACAAATGCCACCCAATCAGCGACGTTTGTTTGCTACTCAACTATATTAGTTACTTGTCCACGCACCGGTACTAATTCAGGATTGCGGAGTGATATGTGGAATATAACTATTTATGCAGGTGTCGAAAATGGCTTACGGGGGATTCAGTTTTACAATAGCTCTTTTACACCCGCGCTAGGTATGACGCCAGTGTACTATGATAGTCAATTGCCTGCTAGTGGATATTTAAGTAATACACTCACGTTTTTTAACTCAACCAATTCAATGATTGGCAGTTACAATTATCTAATGACTGATCCAGCTTATGGCACTTCGGCTTATTTTACTATAACGGGATAATGAATATTAAAATAGAAAAAGCATTTGAAGTAGTTAATTACATGGCTACTTTATCTAATCAACGTAGAATAATATTAGAAGAATTAACTCAAGAATTGTCGTATTATATTAATGGTGCGACTTTTCAAATTAATCCAACCTTGATATCCTTTACCAAAATCACGTTAGAGATGGGCAAAACTCACCATATAATCTTCATTGATGAGAATAATTTACCAATTATGATACCAGACGTTAAGCTTTTCTTAAATGAAATATTCACAATCTATACTACTGCATTGACTAAATATTCAAATAAATATAAGGAAATTATCATGAAACGACAAATTGCCAATTTAGTTGATGTATGATAGGTGGATTAATATTCGCACAAAATAATTCAAATATCAATTATGTAAAATTAGCAGTATTTGCCGCTAGTAGAATTCATCAATATTTAAAAATCCCAGTTTCATTGGTTACTGATAGTCAAACATGGGTATTGGATAATTATCCAAATCATGGTTTTGATAAAATTATCGAATTATCCCATGATGAACCGATTCAATATCGGCATTTTTATGATGGCTCATTAGATTCAGTTGCTTCAGAATGGAAAAATTTATCAAGACATCAAGTGTATGATTTAAGCCCGTATGAATACACATTAGTGATAGACAGTGATTATATCATCAATTCTTCCGTATTATCAAACGCATTTAATCGACCATATGAATTACAGCTATATAAGCAAAGCATTGACTTAGCTGGCTGGCGAACTTCACCTGAATTTACTAGGATTAATCAGTATTCAATTCCTTTTTACTGGGCTACGGTATTCTTCTTTCGTAAAACGCCAACGATGAAAGCATTTTTTGATTTAATCACCTATGTGAAGGATAATTGGCAATATTTTAGAATATTGTACAATATTGAATCGACCTTGTTCAGAAATGATTTTGCTTTTAGTATAGTGATACATATGATGAATGGGAAAACTGCCGGAGAATTTGGGACAGAATTGCCAGGTAAAATGAGTTACTGCACTGATAAGGATTTATTGATTAAAATGAGCGATGATAAGATGCAATTATTATTGGAAAAAGAAGGGGTGATAGGTGAATATACCGTTGCCAAAACAACTGGCATCGATGTGCATTTCATGAATAAAGCAAGTTTAATTAGATGTATCGATGGTGCTAATGAGTGCTAAAGGATTTGTGGTAGTTGCGCAAAATAATAACACGGTAGATTACATTAAACAGGCATATGCGCTGGCATTATCTATCCGGTATAGTCAAAAAGTTGAGCAATCAATATCAATTATTACAAATGATACAATTCCACTTCAATACCGTGCTATTTTTGATAAAATAATTTCCATTCCTGGCGAAGACATGGCAGTGAATGCTAATTGGAAGGTTGAAAATCGCTGGAAAATATACCAAGCCACTCCTTATGATGAAACTATCGTTTTAGATACTGATATGCTCTTATTGGAGGATATCGATGCGTGGTGGAGGTATTGTGACAAGTATGAACTTCATTTTTGTTCAAGGATAAAGAATTATAAGGCAGAAACAATAATTGATACCTATCATCGAAAAACATTCATTGCCAACAATTTAACCAATCCATATTTCGCATTGCATTATTTTAAAAAGTCCACTATTGCTTATAATTTTTATAAAGTGTTGGAATTTGTGACCAAGAATTGGCAACAATGCCATTCAATAATGACACCAGTGCACCCACAAACTTGGTTAAGCATGGATCTAGCTACTGCCATAGCTATTGAGATTATGGGCTTACAAGATACTGCACTGAGTAAAAATTCCCCAATGGAATTCATTCATATGAAGCCAGGTATCCAAGGATGGGCATATGTTCCAACTTCATGGCAGGACGCAGTGTCGCACGTATTGACTAATAAGGGTGAATTGATTGTCAGTAATATAAAACAACACAAGATTTTTCATTATGTGGAAAAAAACTTTATCACTGATGATATGCTAGTCACATTGAGGGCATTGGTAAATGACAATTGAATGCGTACCTGTTTACTACGCTTATTATGACCCGATAATTGGTAATATATTATCTATCACCAATGAGTGTCATGCTATTCATAAACATTGTATATCTATTTCATATGAGGACTTTGACCGATTTGTATCTGGTAGATCTATCGTAAGTAATTATCGAATTGGATATGTAAATGAATCAGTTAACAAGACGACATTGTCAATAATTCTACAAACTGAATCATATGTGATTAAACATAAGATGTGCGAATTGATTACCGGTACGGTATCCAGTGATACTGAATTAGTAATCACCTGGGATGGATTTCATAAATATTGGAAAATATCATTGAGTGAATCGTGTAAGGCTAGGTTAAAGTTGAATCAAATACCGGTCAATTTTATATTCTACATAATGAACCGAAATGATTTTAATTTCTTAATAAGAACCATTTCAATACCTTCAATTGAGTTATTTATGAATTCCGTTGTTGTAAATTTTGCGAGTGACTATGAAACAGATATCAATAAGATTTACCCATCTACTAAGTTATTTTTTGAATCAACTGGCCTAATCATCAATGAATAATATAATCAAAATAATAGAACAAGATGTAATATTTTTAAGCTACGATGAACCAAATGCCGAACAGAATTATGCTGATTTATTACGCAAAGTGCCGTGGGCAAAACGTGTACATGGCATTGATGGTAGCGATACCGCTCATAAAGCATGTGCTGCGTTAAGTGATACTGAATATTTCGTAACAGTTGATGCTGATAATTTAATCAATTCAGCATTTTTGCAAGTTGAGATAGATTTGGTTAAGCTTGGTTTGACACAAGCTAATGTATTCAGTTGGTGCGGTAGAGTACATGTGAATGGCTTGATGTATGGCAATGGTGGATTGAAATTATGGACTAGGCAGTTTGTGAATAATATGCGAACACATGAAAATGCCAACTTGTCCAATGCCGAAAGTTTAATTGAATTTTGTTTCGATGAGAACTACCATAGACTTAACGAAAGTTATAGCGAAAGTTTCACCAATGCTACACCACTGCAAGCATGGAGAGCTGGCTTTCGTGAGGGAGTAAAGCTATCGTTGTCAAATGGTGTTAAAGTATCAGATTTGACAATGAATTGGCGTAGAAACAATGATCGATTGCTAGTATGGTGCAATGTGGGCAGTGATGTGACAAATGGCTTATGGTCTATATTGGGTGCCAGGGAAGGTTGTTATAAAACAATGTGCACTGATTGGGATCACACACAAGTTAGGGATTTTAATTGGCTTAATACGTATTGGCGAGAAAATCTCAGTCAATATAATGATGAATTATTAAAATTCCATATTGACCAATATGGAAATAACTTAACTACTCGGTGTGGGTTAGTGATGAGTGTATTAGATGCGAGTGGTTCAACATTTTTTAAACGAGTCTATAACAACGCCACTAGAACTTTTCGATAAGAAATAATGGAAGAGAGAGTTAAACTCTCTCTTCCATTACATTAGCTAGTTATTGATTTTTGATAGCATCTTTTTTACAGCTTTTTCAACAACTTTTTTAACTTTACGCGTGTTTATTTTAACATCAACATCACGGATTTCCTTTCGGTATGAATAAATTAATTCATCAACGCCAGATTCAAACTCGACTAACTGTTTGCTACGGCGTGGTGGTATTGGTATTATCCAAGATTTACCATTTTTAAAGGTCAATGCTATGTGTTCAATATATGCCAGTGGTAATACGGTTAGTATCATATCACTGAATATGTCATCCCATCCATCGGTGACGGTATTAATTGCTATCGAGTTCAACTTTAGCATTTGTCTTTTTAGTAATAGTTGGTACTAATTCTTCAGCCATTCGTCTAAAAACTGCTGCTTCTTTTGACAATCTATCGGCATCTGAACGATATTTTTTAGCTTGCTCATCTGGCGTTAGTGCCACCGCTGCCTCTGGTACAATAACATCTTTAGCCACTGCATCAATTTTAGATGATTGGATAGCCAATTCATCAACTGGAATTCCTTGTTGATCAGCAATGATCTGATTAAGTTCAGATAATACGATTGATGTAGAATTAGTTGGTAAAATTTCCACTTGGTTAGTTGGAATTTTAACTAATCTGCCTTGACTGTGTAATGCTGGTAACATTCGACTGCCATCTGGAAATTGTGTACGATCTAAGGCTTCAGCAAACTCATTGGATGTTTGGCCAGCA